TTGACCATGGAGTCGTATTCTTGCTTGAAGTATAGATCGTCGTAGTCGTCTGCCATTTGTTTTTTGATTTCGACTCTATACTTGTCTTTCTTGGATCCGGTCCACTGATCGTGTTCTTTGAGCCAAGTATCGTAGTGCTTATACTCGATCATGGGTCTCTTCAAGGTGCCTACGAGTAATTTCGAGAATTTCGAGAAATCTTCAACCATGTGAGGGCTTGGGAAATTGAGTGTGGCGACCTGTCGATCGAATATAGCCATGAGCAAGCTGATGGGGCTCTTGTGGTCATGACAGTGGGCAGAGTAGAATTTATCGTCTCGTTTCAGTTTGTAACCAGCAATTGGAGGTTGGGGTTCGTCTAAGTTGGCTCTCTTTGCGGCGTAGTCATCCGCCATCTTGATCAGGTCTACGTTCATAGCCACGACGTTTTCATTGTAGTGGAGATCTTTTACCTCTTTTTCTACTCTAAAATGGGTGTTTTCGACCGTTTGGGCGAAGTCTTTTGGCTGTACATCTTTGAAGATTTGCATGTTTAGCTTGCCCTTGAGATTCGTGACCCAATCTTTGATTTTCTTAGTCACCTTGAACACATTAACTACGTGGGTATCAGCTTCTTCAAGTCCCAACACCGGTCTGTAATCGCGGCACTCGTAGCCTACGGAGGCAAGTAGTTGTCTCACTCCATTTTTGCAGGCATAGTGGAGGATCACCGCTAGGATCAGATCTTCTGGTATGTCTCTGGCCCATTTTATCTGCATCTGGAGGAAAGTGATTGTCTGCGCGAATCCTGGCATGAAGTGTTTGGCTATTACCGTCAAGCTGGGCGTGATCAATGCAGTGAGTATGGAAGCCAGATTTCGTCTGATTTCCCAAATGATGGTCTTGACGCATTTGACGATTAGCAATCCCCAGAGACCTGTAGCCACCATTAAGTGTAGGGCTTTGAGAGCAGCTTCTGAATCCAAGCCGTTCACCATGTCAGTGGCGTTGTACAATTCTTCTTGTGTCAGGTTTACTTCCTTACCGTTTGCACATAGCCAGTTTCGATACATGATGTACAACTGAGTATAGCTTTCTTTGGTTATCATCGCGGAAGCTAGCGCTATAGCTCCAGCCTTCATGACCATCTTGACGATGGAGTACCAGCCTTCGTATTTCCAGCCTCTCATGAACACTGCTGCTACCAGTCCGTGCATTAGGTTCCACCCATATTTGATCCACTTGACGTTTGCGAGTTTGAGTGCTGCTACCTTCCTCTTGTAATTGTAATCAACGCGATTCCAGGTGTTTGTGTGTGTTAATCTGTCACCAGTGCTAGCGCAAGTAGTTTCTGGGTTGAGGCGGCGGTTTGCTTCGATGGCGTCACTCATGAGGATTTTACTTGGTTTGTAGGCATCGACTTCTGCTCCGGTTATCTTCAATAAAGCCAACTCATTATTGTAAGACATAGGGGAACCTTTCTTGATTTCGAGCAATCTTTCTAGTTCCCAGTCTACGTCTT